AGTGCGGGATAGATTTAGTATTGATCCAACCTTGCACTTGTTGTTTTTGATTTTCATCTACAAAAACATAATCCTCAGCATGTTGGGGGCGATATTTTTCAACCCATAGTTGGTTTTTCATCTCTTTAATGCTTCCATAGTTACAATATGACCTAATTGTTGACCCAAATCAGCTTCTTTGGGAATTACATACAATACATTATGATTACGATCATTGATTGGATCGTAGTCTTTTAGTTCGACTACAGTACCACCGTTCGCATTGTATAGTGTGAAGTTTGTTCCACGTGAATGCAAACCTTCATCAGTCCGCAATAGAGTACTGCGTTTACTATTAGGTCTTGTTAATCCAATTGGATTAGAATATTTTGACTCCTCTACGGGTTCATTTTGAGAATTATCCCACGCTTGTTTGCATTTCTTAGCAAACCACTTATCAAACCATTTCATTTTATACTTTATCACTCATTGTTAAGTCATCGACGGGTTCGTCACTGACAAGTAGTATATCATTAATATCAACACGGCGTATGGTATGTTTACCCGTTTCGTCCTCAATATCTACACCACGTGTCCATCGACCGTGACTGATACAAATCCATTTTCCCGGAACTAATTCTGGATCTGATTGCTCTGGACCTACTGCGTAGATTTGTGCCCATCGAGGTCGGATGCCCGAAGATTTCATATCGTCGTTCAATAATACAATACCACCGTGTGTGATACGTTCATTAAATGCCATGTCATATACAATAACATGATCGCCGATGGCGTTGAACTGTTCTTTATTAAATTTATGTGGTTCGAATGCTAGTTTACTCACTTTTCAAGATCCTCATCGTCATTTTCAAACTCTTTTTCACTTTCAGTTAATTCATCTGGTTTAATTGTTTCTCGTTTAGAGATTTCTTTGGGTTCAGAGGTTACGGTTGTACGATAACCTTCATTGACTCTAGAAGTAGTTTGTCTGATCACGTTATTATGTGCATCCAATTTATCTCCTCTAGCATTTACTCCCATGTTACCGACTGCTCTGGTTTGTTCGTTCATTGAACTTAGAGTACTCATATCAATAACTTTACCTCTAGCTGATCTATGTACTGTCATGGTTTTCTCCTTATTTTAAAAATTCATCTATAGAAAGATCATAGAACAAACTATTTATCCGATGAACTCCTATCAAGTAAAGAACGTAGCTAGAAACACTACTACCCCTACCTACGCCCCAAATTATATCATGCTTTCTCATTGTATCTACAAGGTACTTAAGATATCGCAATAGCATGAACATGTCACGGGATTGAAATTCAATTAATTCTTCACCGACCCTTTGCAATTCACTGTCAGTTTTACATTGGTCTAATACATACTGAGCTATGTCAAAGTTTTCGTAGTATTCGGGCATCAACCAATTATTTTGATTCGATGTGTCAAAATCTTCAATCGATTCGTCACTAACGTGATATTGAATTAGTTTGGGAAATTTTTCTATACCCAAACAGTCAGCAAATTGAATTTGTTTATCGACAAACGCCGTCTTAATTTCCCGAGACGGATCAGTCATGTATAAATTAAATAGGTCTTGTTCTGAAAGAACAGGTTGGCTGAACTTATCTACGTGCATATCTCATATTATAACAATAACTATAATATGTCAACGAATAAGGTTACTTATTTTTGTCGGGGAAAGACCCAAATACGATTTCGGCGCTTGGTGTTCTCTTGGGTAAGTCTTTCTTTTCTTCCCAAGATAGAAAAATGTCTTCCCAATCTACGTGTGGTTTCACTAATTTGAGAATTTTTTTACCTTTAGCAGAAGTAAGCACGTTTGAAATTTTAGTGTTACTCTCGTTCCACCAACCTGACAATTTGAAAGGTCCCACATTTTCTTCGACACTGTACAGACAACTTACGCCGTCACTCATTCTACTTGATAAAGATAAATCAGTGATGGATACTTTGCCTTCAGTAATTGCGTTAAGTTTGACCATAAGCATAATACCTACAATTTGATCGTAGGGTTCTTCTGGTAAAACGCAAACTTTCATATTTGCTTCTATGTATTTTTCAATAGCAGATGTTTCTGTATCTTGTATAAAAATACTATGCTCTAAACATTCCTGTAAAAAGAATTTAATTCTTTCTACCGCTATGTTTTGTTCTCTAATGGATTCAGATTCTACGATAAAATCTGTGGATATTTCATAGGAGTTCATGTAAAATGAATCATTAAAATGAACTCCTGCTTGAAACTCAAAGGCTCTATGAATTCTAGCTGTCATTTATTTTGTGTAACGTTAATTTTGTTTTCTAAATTTTGTTTCTTATAAATCTCATCCATACGCTTATTGTATTCTGATTTATAACTTTCCAAAGCCATTTGAATTTGTGGAATGAGACTAGGATGACGAATTCTAGATGCTTGCATTAACCTAGCTGTTAATTCAGAAATATTCTTCTGAAGTTCGTCTAAACTCTTTTCTTCCAAATTGTTTATAAAGGGATGCTTCATATGGTATTTATTATACCCCTGTCAGTACAACTTTTTTCCATATCGGCGTAACACCGTCATAATTACCAAAACAGAAATATAAATCTGTTCCATTAGTTACTAGCGCACCTTTTCGGTCACCGGGTTGTCCAATGTTGGTAGGTGTTCTAGTTCCAACAACTTGAGATACAGCATAATTTCTATTTGTAGGTTCTACATCAACTGTTACTCCGCAATCCAATGTACTAAAATTTAAATGCAATTCTTTAACGTTAAACGGAGAAGAGATTTGATTTGTGTATACTGAGTTTGCTGTAGGATTTGCAATATTACTAGTATAATTTTCCAATGATCGTATGCTAGTTTTCATTCCAGTTACTGGTTTACCGTTAGCATCATTGCTAGTAATAGGGAAGTTAATGTAAGCATTAGCGTTGGCTACGGTCAATTGCAACTGTACGTTGCTTTGAGTATTGGTTGGAGCCCAACCACCGAAGTTGATAGTTGTGTTACCCACAATCGTTCCGTATTGAACATCACCCTTACTAACATCAATTGTTGTGCTGCCGGAAATATTATTACCTAGGTTGAACGTACTGGCTCTAAAACTTCTAACCAATGCGTTACTTATTAATGTATTAGACATATTATTGTCTACTACTGCTCCAGTCAGTGCAGATTTTACTATAACTTTACTTTGTAAGTCAGTTATTTCACTGGCTGCAGTATCCAAATTAACTTTAATACTAGAAAAATTATCTCTAAAGCCCTGAGAGCTATTGTTAATTCCTGGTATAGGATAAGTTGGATCAATTCCGTTTGTGTTTATATTACTCATAGTGTTTATTCCGTCTGCTTATTTAGTTGTAGTCTGTATCCTTGGGAAGAATTGTTTTTTGTGGAAACAATACTACATAATCTTTGCTATCAATGGGTTTAGGTTCTGGTGTAGCACTGGGTAACTGGTTCCACCTAGGTGGACTTAGATTAGTATTAAAATCAAACGTTCCAGTTTTGTCAACAAGATATCTGTCAACTTTAAAGTTAAATCTATTAACTCTATAATCCCACTGATTCAATATATTTTCTCTAATCGTTTCAGCACAACTCATATACTTAGACCTATCCAATCCATAGAAGTCAAATTGGTCATATGTCAACAATTGACCATCGACTACCATTCTAGGAAGTGTGTAGCACAATACCCATGCTTGGATGTATCCTAATATTACACCGTTAGATTGCTGTGTGGTCATCCATCTAGGTAGCAAAGAACTTGAGTAGTTTTCGCCAATATTTTTAGCTACAGTTTCTCTCATGTTTTTAAAACTAGCAGGATATAATCTTCTAACTGTGCCTGGTGTCATACTAGTACTGTAGGTTGTGTCTTGTACATCCTCAAAGCTTGTATAAATGTCAGTATTATTAACTGTCCATGGTCCCAAATTCAATGGAATAGTTCTAGGCCAGTATATACTTGAAGGAACACTGTCGCCTTTATCATTTACTAAATCATCTATGACATTGCTGTAAACTACTTCGTATATTACGTTACCGTCTTTGTCTTTAGCAAAGGCTGTTTTTAAGTTGCCAAGTACAACTTGTCTCCAATAGTGATTTGTTTTGATTGCTTCTATGTATTGATTTACATTACTAGATTTTACACCATATGCATGAACATATGTTATAGATTT